TCAAGATATCTTCAACATCTTCCCCTTTTACCTTTCCTGCTTTTGTAAAAAACAGAAGAACGCCTATTAATATCAGTGGCTTAGCTATTGAAATAGCCGACATTAATTGTGAAAACGATAATGCAAAGATGGAATTGTTTGTTGGTAGTAAAAATTGGGAATTCTATTTAAATGCTGCAAAATCTTTTGGTTTTATGGTAGACTTAGATGTACCATGGCGATTGGTAGCCGATATTGGCTCCTCTGTGATGCAAGGGTATGCAGCAGCCTACGGTGCCAACAACACAGATAGGATTTTAAGTAAGTATTACTTGAGTGCTGGCTATCAATATGCTCTAGAGTTCCCTAAAAGGTCATATGATATGTATAATGCCGTAAAGCCAAGACAAATTAGATATACACAACAATGTGGAAACAAAACAGTTTTGAAAATTAAGCAACCAAGGAATTATGGCAATCTTTCTAGCTTCGAGGAGCAAATTGGTAGAATGAAGCTCCTTGAGAATTATTGTAGAACAAGAGTGCTTGAAGAAGAGACAAGCTTATCAGAGAACGAAGTAAACATTTTGATAGACGATACTTTGGAGTTGCTTAAATCCTCCTCTTTGTCAGTGTCTATTGACGCATTCGAACAATTTTTAAACAAACCATTTGACTATCGCGGCTCTTTGTCGTATAATATTAATAGAAATAAGCTTCTTAATCATAGAAACATAATGGAAACGACAGCCACGGGGTATTAATTGTATTTTCAGACGCTTGATGATAAAACAGAATGCGTTGGGGTTTATGTAGATGGCAAATTACATTTTGATAAAATCCCAAAGAATTTAACAAGAACTTGGAGATATACAGGCTCTGTTCAAGATGATAATATTGAATATGCTTGGATTTTTTCTGATGGTGCGAGTCTAGAGAGTGCTTGTCCCGTTCATCTAACCGAGAGACTAGAGAAGGCACAGCGAAAGTTCCGAGCCTTTCTTAAAACGTTTGAAATCGGCAGAATCAATCTTCGGGAGCATTGTTTCTTTGATATGGTTCCCGAAACTTTTTTGATGGAGTTTTGCGAGATTAAAAACCAAATCACAGAACATGTGTTTGAAAATTATGAAAAGCCAGAAAATTATGACATGTTGGTCTCGTTTGAAAAGCTTCTTTACAAGATTAAGTATCAAGACTTAAATATCAATATCAATGAATGTAAGCAGCTGTTTATGACTACTTTAGGTCGTAGAAAAGCAAATGACCTTTTAAAGGGTAGCAAGTATATTGATTATAACCTCTACGGGACTGTCACAGGGCGCTTAAGCACTCGTAAAAAATCATTCCCTATTCTGACTATGCGTAAAGATTTTAGAGCGCTTATAAAGCCTAAAAATACTGCTTTCGTATCTTTAGATTATAATGGCGCTGAGGTTAGGACTTTTCTTGATCTTGCTGGTGTTGAGCAGCCGAAATGTGATGTGCATCAGTGGAACATTGAAAACGTTTTTAATAATAGTATTGATCGCGAAAGCGCCAAAACTAATTTCTTTAGTTGGCTTTACAACCCAGAATCTGACGCTATTTCTTCTGACTTGTACAAAAGAGAGAAAGTTCTTGACAAGTGGTATGATGGATGGTATATTAAGACTCCATTCAAACGAAAGATAAAAGTGCCTGCAAAAAAAGCCTTAAATTACTTAATCCAAAGCACAACTAGTGATCGAGTTATGACTAGAGCAACTGAGATTGATAGTTTATTGAAAGAAAGAAAAAGCTTTATCTCTCACATTGTTCATGATGAGTTGGTTTTAGACTTTCATGAAAGTGATCGTGATTTACTTCCAGATATTAAAAAAGTTTTTGAAACTGATCAGTATTTATCAAATATTAAGATTGGTTCTAATTATTTGGATTTAAAGGATCTGAAATTATGATTTCAATTGTTGGTTTGGGCACTGGTGGTTCTAGAATTGCTGATGGCTTTCGAAAGTTCTCAGAGTATAATGTTTTTACTCTCGATTGGCTAGAAGAGTACAACACTCCGGAGGAATATGAGCAAAATATTCCAGATTTAAAAAAGTATTTTGCGGATGTTGACGAGCATATTCAATTTTTCGTTGTTGGTTCATCTTACAGCTCAAATTATACACTTGGTATCCTGGAGCAACTTAAAGATAAGCAAATTGAGTTGTTCTACATAAAGCCGGATACTGAGTTATTATCTGGTGTTCCAAAGCTAGTTGAAAGGGCTGCCTTTGGCGTTCTTCAGGAATATGCGAGATCTGGGCTTCTTAAAAATATTACCTTAGTGGATAATTTAAAAATTGAACAAGTTTTGCAAAATGTTCCAATTAAGTCGTATTATAATACACTGAACAATATGATTATTTCATCAGTTCATTATATCAATTATTTTGAACATAATGAGCCCATTATTGGAGTAAAAGCAAAAGCACCGAATGTAGCAAGAATTAGAACGTTTGGTGCTCTTGATATGAGTACCTTAGAAGAGAGTTGGTTTTTTAATCTTGACATTGATCGTGACGTGTGCTATTATTTATGTATAAACAATGAGCGTTTAGAAAACGACGGAGGTCTCCACAAAAGATACGTTGAATTATTAAAACAAAAACCAAGAAATGCTTTTAGAAATATTTCGTATGCAATATACGAAACCGAATCACAACAGGACTTTGGCTTTTGCGTTAGCCTAACAAACGCAGTTCAAAAAAACTCTTGACTTTGCTAGTCAAGTGTCGTATAATCAGATATCAAGGAAAGCTTGGTATACTATAACTTAAAAGGAGATAAAACATGGCTATTAATATGGATCTGATGCGTCGTAAACTTGCTGCTCTTCGCGGTGATACTAAGGGGGATGCTGCCTCCGTTTGGTTTAAGCCAGAGGAGGGAGACACTGACATTCGTATTGTCCCTACTAGCGACGGTGACCCACTTAAGGAAATGTTTTTCCATTATAATGTAGGAAATCACAAGGGAGGTGTTCTTTGTCCAAAGCGTAACTTTGGAGAGAGTTGTCCAATTTGTGACTTTGCTTCTCAACTTTGGAGAGATGGTGTAGATAATAATGACCAAGAGAGTAAAAACCTTGCCAAGTCGCTCTTCGTCCGCACTCGCTACTTCTCACCTGTCGTGGTGCGCGGCAGAGAAGAGGAGGGCGTGAAGGTTTACGGCTATGGGAAGCAGGCTTATGAGCTTCTTCTTGGCTACATTCTCGACCCAGAATATGGTGATATCACTGATATTAATGAGGGGACTGATATCGCCCTTACTTACACGAAGCCCAACAAGCCTGGGGCTTTCCCACAAACGAGCCTAAAGATGCGTCGTAATACTTCCTCCCTCTTGGCGGATCCAGAAGCCATCCCTGGTGTTTTGGACCGCATGCCAGATTTTGACTCTCTTTTTGAGCGTCTTTCTCCGGCTCAGGTTGATGCAATTCTTGAGGAGCAGCTTGCCGGCGACAGTTCAGCCGAAGATCGCTCCTCTGAAACCACTAGGTACAGTGCCCCCTCTGGAAAGAGTGATGTGGACCGTGCCTTTGATGAACTGATGAGTGGTTAAACTAAAGGGCTCTTTATAAATCCGCTGGCAGACCGGGAAAAGTCTGCCTTTTTTATTTGAGGTATTATGAAAACGCCATTAAGATACCCTGGTGGTAAATCTAGAGCGATCAAGACTCTTGTAAACTACATTCCTGAAAATTGTGAAAAGATCTGCTCCCCTTTTCTTGGCGGTGGCTCGTTTGAGCTATCATTAGCAGAGAAAGGTAAGAAAGTTTATGCTTACGACGCTTTTTATCCTTTATATAACTTTTGGAACAACCTTCTTACAAATAAAGAAGAATTAGTAGAATGTGTCCGCCAGATTCACCCTCTTACAAAAGAAAGATTCAAAGAGTTTCGCAAGCAACTAAAAGATTATGAGAGCGGCTTTGATGTAGAGATGGCTGCTGCTTACTTTGCTATCAATCGTTCCAGTTTTTCCGGTGCTACTCTTTCTGGTGGGTTTTCCCAACAAGCGGCTGATGGTCGTTTTAACGAGAATAGCATCAAAAGATTAGACAATTTTGTTGAACCTAATCTAAATGTGGGTTTTTTGAGTTTTGAAGATTCTATTGTAAAACATCCAGATTGTTTTTTATATCTTGATCCTCCATATTACCTTGAAGATAAAAGTAAACTTTATGGTAAAAACGGAGACATGCACGAAGGCTTTAATCATCAACTTTTGTGTGATCTGCTGAAAAACAGAGATAATTGGTTATTGTCTTATAATGATTGTGAGGTGATTAGAGAATTATACAAAGATTTTGAGATTATTGAAGCGAGTTGGGCTTATGGAATGAACAAAAGCAAAAAATCATCAGAGGTGTTGATTATGGGTTGATTTGTGGTGTTTATCGTGGTATAATAAGAAGATTAATAAAGGAGTGATCTATGGCAAAAGCCAAGGCGAAAGCCAAATCTGGTCGTGTATCTATGCAGGACCTGTTAAAAATCGTAAATAAAAAGGCTGGTAGGACGGTAGCCCACGATCTTACTGGCGATAATCCAACACAGGTAAAGGAGTGGATTCCAACGGGCTCTCGGTGGCTTGATTCTATTATTTGCAAGGGGCAACTAGCTGGTATACCAGTGGGTAAGATTACAGAGATTGCAGGCCTTGAAGCAACCGGCAAGTCTTACATGGCTGCTCAGATTGCAGCAAACGCTCAGAAACAAGGAAAATTGGTTGTTTATTTTGATTCCGAGTCTGCTATTGACCCTTCCTTTTTGGAGCGGTCAGGATGCGATTTAGAGCGTCTTATTTACGTCCAAGCGTCCTCTGTTGAGTTTGTTTTGGAGACTATTGAGGAGATTCTTGGAGCAGCAGATGATCAGGTTGTGTTTATCTGGGATTCTCTCGCTTTTACTCCTTCTGTCTCTGATGTTGAGGGGGATTTTAATCCTCAATCCTCCATGGCTGTAAAGGCTCGTATTTTAGCAAAGGGTATGTCTAAATTGGTTATTCCTTTGGCTGACAAGCAAGCAACTTTTATTGTTTTGAACCAGTTAAAGACCAACATTCCACAAGGACCTACGGCACGCATTATTGCTATGACTACGCCTTATACTACCCCCGGCGGGAAGGCTATGCACTATGCCTACTCTCTTCGTATCTGGCTAACTGGACGAAAAGCTAAGTCTGCTTACATCGAAGATGATAAGGGCTTTCGTATTGGTTCAGAGGTCAAGGTGAAGCTTGAGAAGTCTCGTTTTGGAACTCAAGGTCGTTCTTGTGCTTTCCGTATTCTATGGGGCACCGAAGAGATTGGCATCCGTGATATGGAAAGCTGGTTTGATGCTATTAAGGGCTCAGAATGCCTCACTTCAGCCGGCGCTTGGTATACCCTATCAATGCCTGATGGTTATACGAAAAAGTTCCAACCTTCTAAGTGGACTAGCATTATTACCAGTGACGAAGAGTTCCGTAATAATGTGATTAAGCTTATGGATGAAGAAATTGTAATGAAGTTTGATAAACGTCAGGGCGATGCGTCTTCTTTCTATGAAGATCAAGAGGATTTGACGGTTCCAATTACCGACTAAAAAACAAAAAAGATCTTGACTTTTGCCTCCTGTTTGCGGTATAATTAATTATACTCAATCAGGAGGTTTTGCTTTATGCCTAAGCGTTTCGGTTATGCCTGTATCAACATGGGATTTTCCTCTCGTCCAAAATCCAAGAGGATTACTACAAATCGTTCTATGATCAAGAGAACTTTCCAACAGAAGGGTATCTCTTATGCATCAGAACTGGCACTAATGAATGTTCAAGATCTATACAAGATCCTTGAATGGAATCTCGCTAACGATATTTACTTTTATCGCCTTTCATCAGAT